TTCTTCGGCCCGTTTTTATCAAAATAATAACGGTCATTTACGAAATCGGGGCGTTCTTTCCACGCAGTCGTCTGAATATCGCTCGCGGTGGTGACGACTTCACTAAATGACGACGGTCGCCAATCATCGTCTATCGGGGCGGGGATAATATCATACGGTAGATAATTATACGGCCAGTTTGTATAATTGCTCCACTCATTCCGTAAATTCACATCACTTCGTTGGAAAAACATTGTCCACGATGCCACCATTCCCATTGAGTTCTCTATTTTCACTTTCTTATTCCCCGTGACGTCGTGAAACGTCCAATCATAATACGACTTAATCAAGTATTTTTGTTGGTTCACAGCGAAGATCTTTGATTCATCATCCGAGAGAAAACAATAAGTCGCCATCAAGTGAACATCCGCATTCCAGTCCGTGCGAAGACTCGGGTATGAATTTAACGATAAATCAATACTGGGAGGTGGGTATAAAAATCGCCACATTTGGTGGAGTGGGTTCGTGAAGTCGGGTTGAACGACGGGCCAAAAGTTGGCGGAGTCGCCTACATCGCGAATGGTGAATAATTCCTTTACAGGGCGCATTGTAACGTCAATTTGAAGTTGATTATATTGGAGACACACGAGTGGAAACGCCATTTTGGAGGAAAGTGTGAACCACGCGTTGATGGGGATGTATATCTTGCGCCCGCGAATAGAGGGTTCCGCACCGGCGATATTGGCCGTGCGATAGGCATTCGGATATTGATTGAGGCGCGCACCCGAACAACCTGGATTATATAATTCGGGAACGTGGCCGGTCATTTGATTGTATAGGTCGCGCTTGGTATTGTCTAGGTCGCGCTCCACAATCGCCGCCAAATTGTGGCCGGTGAACCGCTGGAGTGTCATTCCACCGACGGAAATCGTGATTTCTTTAATCATTTGTGTGCCGAGGTTTTCAATCCAGCGAAACTCATAAGGCGCCCACATATCGCCCACATTTGCGGGAGGATGAATCGGGCTCCATATGGAGGGGAGTGTCACGCAGACATACGTATCCATCAATAATTCCGCATATCTCGGCATATAAAATGTGAACTTGGACTCCTCCGTCATTCGCAATTTCTTCTGACCGTCAAAATCAATTCTAAACTTTTGAAGACCGAAATTCGTATATTTAAGATAGGTGCTTTTGAAGAAGGATTTTTTGGGGTTGCCATTTAAAATAACATTTTGGTTGCCAGTGGCAACGAGATTCAATAAGCCGCCTGTCATTTAGTATTTTATACTTGTAATAACTTTATATAATAATAATTATATTCTTGATATATAACTACAATGAAAGATTCGCACATAGAAATCGTGTTTATTGGTATTATAATATTGATATTCGCATTATGGAAAATATCCAACCTTATCAAGACGAGGTGTTATGAGCGAAGGCGCGAAGGATTCGTAGCAGAGGCGGCAGCGGCGGCAGCGGCCAAGAGACCTGTTACTGTTCCCAAGCCCCGATCAGATACTGAGATGTTTCTTTCACAATTTGAACATCTTCTTCCTGCGAATATAAAGTCGGCGGTATTTCGCAATGATGGCCCAATTCTTTCTACCGAGAATTTTACAACGGAGACAACCGAGAATGAAATGACAATTCATCAGCGTAAAAAGATAGCAGTGCCCGCGCCCGTACCCGCGCCCGTACCCGCGCCTGTACCCGCGCCCGTAGCACCCAGTGGTAAAGAGGGTCTAGAGAATCCTGACGCAAATATGAAAGAATTTATTGACAAGAACATTACATCCATCAATCCACAAGACAGTCAAAGCCGGTTCAAGTTGCGCGATTATTATATCAAAGCCGCATATAACGCATTTAACCCGGATAAATTCAAGAACTCAAACGTGAGTATGGATGCGTGTCTGTATGTCCTTGCGCGCGGTTGTCGTTTCATTGATTTTGAGGTGTTTTCAGTAGAGAATCAGCCCGTCATCGCGTCTTCGTCTGTGAATTCATTTAATTATAAGGAAACGTATAACCATATTCCGGTATCTGAAGCATTTGAAGTGTTGGGGGGGTACGCGTTCTCTGGGTCAAAATGCCCCAATCCAGGCGACCCTTTCATTATCCATATGCGAATTATGTCGCAAAATATCACAATGTATGACAATCTCGCGAAAGTGATTTCGGGGAGTAAGGCACTCGCGCGAAACCTGCTTGGGCCAAAATATGGTCGCGAATACCAGTCTAAGGATTTAGGAAATGAAGATCTCTCTGAATTCAAAGGAAAAGTCATTTTGATGGTGGATGGAACAAACTCGGTATATCGTAAAACGAAACTATTTGAGTTGATTAATATGAGTTCAAATACGATGTTTCTTACCAAGTATACCTATTTCGGCGTGAAAAATGTGGGCGACCCACAGGCATTTAAAGACGCGAATAAGAAGAATATGTGTTTGGTTCTCCCAGATAAAGGGGGGCGACCCATTAATGATGGGCATATTGGGCCATTTACGTGGGGGTGCCAAATCGCCGCGATGTGTTTTCAAGAGGAGGCACGTGATGAGAAGTTGAAGGCGTATGAGGATAAATTCGCGTCGGTAGGATATGCGTTCATTTTGAAACCGGAGGATCTCAGGTATGTTCCGATTACGATTGCTCCGCCGGCACCACCAAATCCGAAGTCGTCTATGGAGTCAAGACCTGCGGAGGCGGCGGGTGGGGTTAAGCTGACCCTGTAAATTCTTAACTGCTCTTTGCGCCGTACCCTTCGGGTAGGCTCCACACGCAGTTAAGAATTTATGATACATTACGCCTACGGCCGATATAGACAAGAGTATTATGAATGAAACTGGGAGATAGATGGACGACGACTGTCCGAGTGTTCGTCATTATATTTTCTAATGATATGATAACTAACATCATATTATTATATAACGATGTCGCGCAAGCACAAGCATCACGAGGACAGCGGCTTATCCTACGATGAAAAAGAGCTTGAAATCCTGCGCGAGGCCGTGGATGTTATGGAAAAACGAAAGGGTGCGAAAATCATCCAAGATCCACAAGTCAAGAAAATCATATCCATTGTTGAGGATTTCATCGCGAATAAAAAGCTTGTATGTTATGGCGGGACGGCCATCAATAATATCCTCCCCGAAGACGCCCAGTTCTACAATAAGGACATTGAGCTTCCCGATTACGATTTTTATTCCGACAATGCGTTGGATCACGCAAAAGAGCTCGCAGATATCTATTATAAGGCCGGGTACGAAGATGTAGAAGCCAAGTCAGGGGTCCATCACGGAACATATAAGGTGTTCGTCAACTTTACCGGAATTGCGGATATTACACAGATGGAACCCGCGTTATTCAAGGCAATCTCTCGCGATGCGATTATTAAGAAAGGAATTCGCTATGCTCCACCCAACTTTCTTCGGATGGCAATGTATTTAGAACTATCGCGCCCAGATGGCGATGTCTCTCGTTGGGAGAAAGTTCAGAAGCGGTTGGTCTTATTAAACACACATTATCCATTGAAAGGATATGATTGTGATAAAATAGAGTATCAACGTGGATTTGAAGGGGCAACAAAGGCGAATACGGGGGAAATTAGTATTTCAAGAACGAGGTCCAGGTCCACGTCCAAGAAGAGTGGCGGAAGCGCTACCCGTTCAGTAAAAGCCTTAAAACGTAAAGCAATCAGTACGGTGATTCGTAAATATCATCATTTGGGTTCCTATTTGAAGCGATTGTATTACGAGATTCCTTCTCATAAAGAGACGATCGGTGATTTTATATATACAGTGGATAAGGATAAGCTTACGCATAGATATCGTCTGATTGCAACATACGAGAGATTATTGGGCGCAGATGATACATTTGTATTGTATTCTATGAAGGCGAGAGACATAGACGCGAGCCCGGCCAGGAGTCGTCAAGCGAGCCCGGCGAAGAGCCGTGACGCGAGCCCGGCGAAGAGCCGTGACGCGAGCCCGGCCAGGAGTCGTCAAGCGAGCCCGACCAGGAGTCGTGAAGCGATCCCGGCGAAGAGCCGTGACGCGAGCCGGAGCCGGAGCCCAAACCGTGAATACTCCGTCCATAAATCCAGTATTTCCTATAAAAGCAACCGAGAGAAAGAGTTGGACGAAACGGATATTTATAATATTGTCCGTGATGTATTTATCAAGAACCGCGCGGTCTTTTTCGGTGGATATGCGAATATCCTGTATTCGCGGTATATGCCAAAACACCAACGCCGTATCATCCAGAAAATCCCCGATTTTGATATTCTCTCGGAAGAGCCGCGTGATTTATGCGAAGCCGTCGTCCGCGAACTCACCGCGCATAAGTATACCGGAGTGAAATATACGAAACACGCAGGCATCGGCGAGGTCATTTCCGAGCATTACGATATTCGCATCGGTGATGAAGTGATTGCGTTCTTGTATAAGCCTCTCGCGTGTCATAGTTATAATACAATACGGATAAACCGTGACGGCAGCGACAGTGGCAGCAGCGGCGCAGGCGAGTCTATTCGTATTGCGACAATTGATACAATGTTGAGTTTTTACTTGGCATTTATTTACGCCGACCGTGTATATTACGACATCAACCGTATTCTTTGTATGTCCCAATTTCTCTTTGATGTCCAGCAGCATAACCGCCTCAAGCAGAGTGGATTATTGCGGCGTTTCAGTATCAATTGCTACGGAAAACAGCCGACGCTGGAGTCAATGCGATTTGAGAAGACGCAGAAATACGAGGAGTTGAAGAATAAGCGTAATTCGCGTGAATTTGAGGAGTGGTTTCTGCGGTATATTCCGTATGAGCACGGGAAGGCGGGTGCGGGTGCGGGTGCGAAGAAGACGCGGAAAAAGGCGCGGAAGCGTGAATAAAGATAGTAATCATCTTACCGCAGTCCTTCACCCAACTTATTGAATATTTTCATAATCACGAAGAACGTGCCTGCGAACATTGCGCTCGTGGCGGTGAGACCCACGATTTTGAAATTCCCGTCTTCCGCGAATAATGACGGCAGGAAGTGGAGGAGTTGTGCGCGGAAAACGGGCATCTGGAAGATGAAATAAAGGACACCGATGAGAATTGGCATTTGAAGGTCGTAATAAATCGCCTCAATGGTGTCAAGCTGGTTAGACTGGCGCGCATTGGCGCGGACGATGCTTTCCATGGAAGTGTGCTCTTTGATATAGTCGTGGCCGTCGGCGAAATGGACCGACTTCTCTGGGACATAATTAGGTCGTGACTGGTTGTCGTGTGTGTATGCGTTTGGGTTCATCGGAATATCTCTCGTAGGTATCATCGTCATTCCGTTGGCGCTGGCGCGTTGGACGCCTTGGATGACCTCGTTCATCACGTTTCCTGGGATTTGTGTTGGACCGTGGGACGTCATCGGTTCTCCGCCTACATTGGGGGAGTAGATAAGCGGCGCACCGCCACCGCCACCGCCGCCGCCGATATTGCCACCCCCGTAGGGGGTACTCGGTGTTTGGCTACTTAAAGGAAGGTCGTCAATACTAGTTGTGTCGCTCATTGGAATGTTACTAAATATATGTATACCAATATTGGTTGAGATACATATTGGACGCGCGACGCATCCCCGCGAGAAGCTCACCGCAGAGGCACATCCTTCTTACTCGCGTCACATTTCACGGCTTTTGTTTTATACTGATAACACTTATCATCCAACTTATACGTATCATTCTCTAAATCTTTGATAGGTGGGGCGCGAAAAGCGATACACGACCGGTCTTTACACACTTTACGAAACAGCGACGCGATACCGAGACCAAGGACGATGGATATAATAATACGGCCTGTTTCGGTGTGAAGCAGACGCTGAAAACCCATTGTATTCTAATATATAATGGATATAAATTAGAATTAGGGTCGGGTCGGGTCGGGTCGAGTCCGCTCGGCTCCGCTCGGCTCCGCTACGCTACGCTACGCTCCACCGGGTGTAACCCGATTTCATTTCATTCGGCTCCGCTACGCTCTGCTCCGCTCGGCTCCGCTCGGCTCCGCTACGCTCCGCTACGCTCTGCTCGGCTCCGCTCCATTCCATTCCATTCCATTCCATTCCATTCCATTCCATTCCATTCCATTCCATTCCATTACTGGACCGGTATCTTCTTCACCGTCCCCTTCGCCTTCGCGCAGCTCACCTCCTTCGCATCAAATGAAAAACAGTTGTCTGCGTGGTCTTTAAATTGAAATTTGCGGATATTGTCAGGAGTTGGGTAAACGTAAATAATCTTCGGTTTCGGGACGGAAATGTAGACATAAAATAGACCGACTGCTAGACTTACGATAAAAATCGGAAGAGATATGTGGTTGAATATATTAAACATTATTCTGGAGGGTATCGTAATATACTATACTACGATAATTATACGCGGCGGCGACGGGTGGCACGGCGGGTGGCGCGACGAGACTTCGCAGCGGGGCGTTTGAGTCTTCGTTGTCTAAAGGTGGCGCGGCTGAGGGGTCGTCCGCCATTTTTTGATTTTTTTATGCCATATATATGGCCTGGCCAGATAGTAACGCCCGGACTATTCAGATAAGCCCTAGCATTCCAATGTTTTATATTATCGGTAGAATCACTAGATTTGAACCCAATAATATCAGAATCACCGATTATGATTTCTTTATCTTTACAATCTTTATATGGGTATCTTTGTTTGGAAACGTTCCAACCAATTTTAGATGTGTAGGTTTCCATATCTTTTATTTCATCACAATCATATAAGGTAACATGATCGTTACCTCGTTTTTCTTTGAAAATATAAAGGTTATATTCATTTTTAAGAGTAGTGAATTTCCAATTCATTGAATTCATTGAATTCATTATTTATGTATTTATTATTATAGTTTACCACTACAAAAAATACTACCTCGCCGCTTCTGGCACCGGCTTCGGTGCGACCACCGCCCCTACCGGCTGGCTTACGATCCGGTTATCCGCAATCCACTTCGGCATAATTACCGGCATATACAGTTCATTGTAGCTGTATTTCTTTTGCGAGAGATTGAATTCCCGGTCATTATACATCTGAACGAGCGCGCCATTGGCATTCTCCGTGGTCTCCATCTGTGAATAAACATACTTGGTCTCTCGCAACTTCATATACGCCGGTTCAATATCCTGTTGGTAAAGCACCAGAATATCATCAATGATGCTTCGGTTCTTCCATTCCGATTCTTTGAAGTCGTTCATATACTCCTTAATCTGGGCAACTTTCTCGGAGATTACGCGCGTGAGTGTTTCCGTATCGGCGCGAATATCGTCGTTGTCGGTTACGCTTAAATAATACGTGCGGAACTCCGTATACATTTTTTGCTGTTCCTGTAGTTTATGCTGGACCGCGTCAAACTGCTCAAGGAGCTCGTCCTCATTTATGAACCGGAATAACAGGTCCAATTTCATTCGGATGATTTCGTCCTTGGTTGCGCGGACCTCTTCAAGAGATTCGTTCATCAGCGTTTCTAAACTTATATACTTGCCGCGGGCGACTTCAATATGAAACCCGCAAGGTTGAGAGATATTTCCGCATATGGCCTTTAATTTACCGTCGGTCTCCGTGAATAATGAACCGCCTTCTTGTTTACATATGATACACGCAGGTTTGATGAGTGCGAGTCGTTTGGCCTTCTGCTGTGCGGAGAGTGATTTCCAATTGATGATAGGGTCATTTATAAGACGCTGGCGCCGCTTTTCAAGCGCAGTTTTATACTTTTCTTTCAAAGAGTAGTATCCGTGGATTGCGTCATTGATTTTTGTGCGCTCTTCTTCTGGGATGAGTTGGTAGGGGTACACCATTCCGCGAAATTCCTTAGGGTCAGCCGCGCGCTGTAGATGCTTTTTAAGGGCGTCTTCTTGCTTGCGCGTCATTTCCAAGAGAACGCGGGTGGCTTTTTTGAGATCGTCGCGGGTTTCTTGGGTGCGCTTTTGTTCGGCGATACGCGACGCAGCTCCGCCGCCGTATTGCGCAGACGCAGAGCCGCCGCGTTCTTGAATCGCCGCGTGTAAATCTTGATATACAGATGACGCGAATTGCGTTGTCATATTGTTACTATACTATATGTAGAAATATGTAACACAAGTGGCGACGCGATGATGTATTAAAAATATATAAACAACCCGCGAGCGGAGTGGCGAGTGGAGCCGACGGCGCAACGACACTAACGACGCGAGCCGAGTAGAGCCGAAGGCGCAACGACACTAACGACGCGAGCCTTAATAATATTCTCCTGGCCCCTTCCACATCGGAAGATTTGTAAGCATACCCATTCCATTCCCCGCGGGGTGTGTTCGCGCATCCATCGGAATGCCTTTACTTT